TGGTGGGGTCAACAAACCGCCCCAAGGGGGAAACAACTAATGCCTTGGGCCGTCTTCTACGGGATCATGGTCTGTAGCGCCGTCCTCATATCGGCGTGGTCTCACCATGCCGCGACAATGAAGTTCGCCGGTCTTCTCATGCTCTCGTGGGTCTCGTCCAACGCCGCTGTGAACTATCTCGGCTTTCATCACGCCCCCGACGTGATCCCCGAGGCGGATGCGGCAATTGCACTAGTGCTAGGGACGATTGCCCTGTCATGCCGTAGTTGCACAGGACTGTTAATTTTTGTTATGTTCGTCGCAGAAGCGGCGATAGACGTAATGGCGTGGACCATGCACACAGAAGGGGACTATGGCTATTATGCCGTTCTTAACGTCATATTCGCCCTGCAAGTGTTGACGGTCGGTGTCGCCGGTATCGTCCAAGGAATACGTTATTGGTCTAGTCGGGGCCATACTTTCCCTCATCATTCTTCTCGCCGCAGCGAGTTTCATGTGGCGGGAGTGGCGGAATGGTGGAGATAAGCGAGGCGTGGAAAAGGTGGGTCGAAGACACCCTCGTTGATTACAGGACTTGGAAGAATTGGCTTTTAGGCACCGCGTTTGGTATAGGTGCGGTGTTGGGGTTCTTTAGCCACGAACTTATCTCCCACCTAACCCTGCGGTGAGGCCATGTTCCCAAGGCTGACAGCGACCGAATTTATCGCCCTGGTGGCTCTGGTCATTGTGGGGGCCTTGGCCCATTCTATGCTCTATGTGGCGGTCCCTTCTCAGAACCATGATTTCATGGTGTTCGTCCTCGGTGCTTTGTCCGGTGCGCTCACTGTTGGCGCGGGTATCAAGTCCTCCGAAAACCACACCAAACCCGCTCCCACAGACAACGACAGTCCCCCTCCCTGAAAGGAAGACTTCAATGACCATTTCCCCCGAATTTGAAACCGCTTTGAACACCGCAAAGGCGTGGTTTGACGCCCAACCCGCCGAAATGCAGAGCGCCGAATTTGGCATGGCTCGTGCGGCGCTCGACGCCCTGACTCCCGCCGCTGAAACCGCCGTAGACGCTGCCAAGGCCCTTCTTCCTCCGGTTCTGTCCCCGTTTGCGGGACCTCTCGCTTCCCTGATCGACAACGAGATCAGCAAGGCTCAACAGGAAGCGGACTCCAAGATCGGTCAGCTTCAGGCGGCGAAGGCTCTGTTGGACTGATGGCTGACAACGCCGACATTCTGGCCATCGCCCAGCCCCAGGTTGCGAGCGATGAAGGCTGTCGGCTGACCGCCTATCCCGATCCATTGTCCGGTGCTGATCCGTGGACCGTGGGTTACGGCTCTACCGGGCCGGGGATTGTGGAAGGAACCGTGTGGACGCAGGAACAGGCGGACGCGGACCTTCAGAACCGTCTTGGGTCCCTGTGCGGGTCTCTTGATAGCCGTATCCCGTGGTGGAGAAACCTTGACGCTATCCGCGCCGCTGTCCTTGTCAATATGTCCTACAACATGGGCGTCGGCGGTCTCATGGGTTTTCCCCATATGCTGTCGTGCGCTCAGGTCGGAAACTACAGCGCGGCCTCGGCGCAAATGCTCGATAGTGCATGGGCGAAGCAAGTCCCCAACCGGGCGAACCGGCTTGCCACCCAAATGCAAACCGGAGTTCAGTCCTACCCATGAGCCTGACCAATTTCTCGGCGGGTATGACCGCGATCTCCAAGACCACCACGTCGGGGTCTCAGGCCAACGTATCGCTCACTGTGCCCTCGGGGTTCACTGATCTCAATATCGTGGTTCGTGGGGGCTCCACGGCCACGGGAACGGCCCTGCTTCTGAATATGCAGTTCAATTCCGATACCGCCGCTCACTACGACGTGCAGTATCTTCAGTTCTCAGGGACGACCACCCCGACTCCGGTGCAAACCCTGGCCACGACTGCGATCCCTTCGGGGCTTCTGCCCGGCTCCACCGCTGCTGCAAACAGCATTGGGTGTTCAGACATTCTCGTGTTCAACTACCTGAACACGTCGTTCTTCAAAATGGTCTCGTCTCAAGCCACGTCGGACGGAGGGAGCGGATCAACCAACGGCGGCAGTTACACTGGCACTTGGCTTTCCACCGCCGCGATCACGACGATCCTTCTCTATCCGGCTACCGGAAACTTCCTGAACGGAACCACGGTGTCGCTCTATGGGATTGCGTAGCGCCTTATCCGTGGGGCTTCTTCTCATGCTTGGAGGCTGCGTCTCTATCGTGAAGGTCTGCTCCACAGACGCGACCGTGACCACCCATACGGGGATCGGTTTGGCTTCCTCCCCACACATGGCCTCTTTGGGCCTCTACCGTGCTCAAGTGGTGGCGTTTCCGAAAGACGCCTGCGGCGTTGCTGTCGTTCAGAATCCTCCCGCTGAATCCGTTTCCCATTTGAAATGGCTTTCCGATCAAACCACCGTAAAGTGTCTTTCAAAGGAACCCCCGAAATGAAACGAACCCTCGCTATCCTTTCCATGGTCGCCGCCGCCTCCCCCGCCTTTGCGGACGATCACGTCATCATCGAACACGCCACGGTGATCGGTGCTGGCGTCACCACGCTTGCGGCTCAACCGGCGCTCTTTGCCGGGGAGATCACCCAGAAGGTCGTCATCGTTCCGGCCACCACAGGGGCCAAGGGTCAGCAGGCCCCGATCACCGTCCCGGCCATGTGCGGCGCTCAGAACGTCATCCCGGTTCGATCCAGCAATACCGGCTCGGCCTCGGCGGTTCCGTCCAGCGCCTCGATCACTCTGGGGCAGAATGACGAAACCGGAGAGGCGGCCCTGATCGACGCGATGGCCAATGCCCAGCTTGCAGCGGGTCCGACGATCAATATCGTGGCGGCTCTGAGGGACTGCTCAAAAGCGTGGAAGCCTGCCTCTTAGGCTCACGGCTCCCCCTCGCTTGCTGAGAGCAATTGACGGTGGCGCGCGATGGTTCCGGCGAGGTCGTGTTTTTCCTGAAAATACTCGCTCGCGACCAGTTGCAACTTTGGTTGCTTGGCACTGGTCGGAAGCGCGATGTTGTGCAAGTCAACAACAGCACCGTGCCTATAGAAGACCTTTGCAAATTTAGCTTTGTCGCGCCCCCAGTAAATTGCAGCGCATGCCATGGGAGCCCCCTTACCATCGTCACGACCGTCGACAAGAAACCTCAGCCGCGTGTCGTATAGGAAACACACTGAGGCTGCGGTCGGCCAAACGTAAAGCTTCCAGTGTTTGGTGTTGGCTGCGATTGGCACCAGGGCGATGACTTCTGACCCAAACTGCTCGTGGGCTCCAGAGCATTTCCGAAGCCAATCAATGATTCTAGTGCCGCGCTCCTGATCCGAGCCATAGGGTGGATTGACGTAGATCGTTCGATAGTTCCAGTCGGGTATGAGACCGTCGTTGTCAGGCAGTTTCCACTCTGTTTTTGCCTTAACTATGGACCACGCATTGGAACATGGGTCGAGCGCAACCTCCCCCAGCACTTCGCGAACCGCATCGACGTACTTCTGCGGTGTGCACCAGTCTCTCGAATTGCCGATAACGGTCCGACCCGCAGTCATGCGATTAAGCTCCTCCGACCCACTCGTGCTCACGCACTCTGTGTGTGCCGCCCTTAGACATCCATTTCGGCTGTTCAGCGAGCCACTTTTCTGCGGCCTCTTGCGTGTCGAAGGTCATGGCCTCGGTGATTTCCTTGGTCACGATCTGGCGCGCCTGTCGGCGCAACGGACGTTCCATGTCCCTCCGCCACTTCACCGCGTCAAAGTCCGCTCTGACGTAATGGACAAGCCCGCTCCACGCTTCTTCGACGACCCAAAAGGTCTTGGGGGCCTCTTGTGTCGCCGGGGCCGTGACCGGCGCGGACGCAGGGGACGCTTCGTAAAGCGGAACGGCCTTCCAGTGCATCTGTCCGTTCCAGGGGCCGGGCGTGAAACGCACGACATTTTGACCGCTGCCAAACGGGTCTTTGAAGTAGTAGTGATATGCAGCGGGGTTGACCGGCTCGGGCGTGTCGGCCTGTTGGGCGAGGGCGAGGAGGGTGGCGAGGTCAGCGCGGCGGGTGACGCACATTGCGCCCTGTTGTGTTCTGCTGAACACGTCAGCCCCCACCCGGTCAATCGCGGCGCGCTGTTCTGCGGTGAGGGTCATGGTTTTCTCCAGTGGCCCGGCGAACCGTAAAAAGTCCCGCCGCACCGCTCACACGGCTTTTTCTTGTCGGTTCCAACGAAGGGATGTGGCGCGGTCGGAAGTGTTGAATCCGAAGGGTCACGTTGTGCAGTGATCATAGCGTTTCACCTTTCACGGCTGCGATTAACTGGCGGAGGTCAGCGGCGCTGATGTTGCATCTCCCGAACCATTCGCCACTAATTGCGACCTCTGTCCTCTCAACCACCCCAGCCTCCACAGCGGGGAGATCCGCGCGGCGGTTCCAGGCGGCGATGGCCTTGTCTTCGCCGGTGGGGACAATAAATGGGCCCTCCGCATCACATAGTCTGCAAAGGACGTAGCAACCGTCTTGGCTCAATTCCACATAGCCCGATCCACAGAACGGACAAGGCTTCAATTCTGGCGCGGTCATCATGCGGTCCCCACGTCCTCTCGGCTGAAGATGCTTTCGGTCGGTGTGGTCACGGCTTGACTCCGACGCGGGTGAGGATGGCGCGGGCTCGTTCACGGCCCTCTTGGTATTCGGACATGCAGTCTAACCACTCCACGAGGTCGATCAGCGCCTCAGCCATTGCCGGCGCTTCGGCGATGAGGCGGGCGTTGAAACGCATTTCATTTTCGATTGCGCCAACAGAGTGATGCCAACAGGTGCAAATCTCTATGTGTTCCCCACGGACCACGGCCTGACCGTTGGCGTCGTCTTCAGCGACCGCCCAAGGCCCCGGCGTCCAGGGTGTCGGTGTGGTCATTTCGGTTGCTCCTGTAGTGTCGCATCCGCCAGCCGCCGCTCGAAATAGTCGAGTATGGTGAGGGTCTCTGTCGCCTTGTCCGTGCCGGGATAATCCTCGGCGACGTGCTGGCGGTAACTCTCGATGGTCCGCGATTGGCAACCGGCCTCGATGATGTGCGCGCCGCCCTCCAGGGACCACAGGAAGAACTCGTAGCCGTCGTTGCGAGTGACGCGGGCGATCAGGGCCGTGATCTTTCCTTCGCGCAGGTCGGCCTTGCTCAGGTTGGCCCCGCTAAGGTTGGCCCCGCTCAGGCAGGCCCCGCTCAGGTTGGCCCCGCGCAGGTCGGCCCCGCGCAGGTTGGCCCCGCGCAGGTTGGCCCCCATCAGGTTGGCCCCGATCAGGTTGGCCCCGCTCAGGCAGGCCCCGCGCAGGTGGGCCCCGATCAGGTTGGCCCCGCGCAAGTTGGCCCCGTTCTCTATCGCCCACATGATCGCCAATCCCAGTTTGACGCTCGGCAGATCGGTGTCCTTGGCCTTGATGGTCGCGGTGATTTGAGCCGCGCCGGTGTATCGGTTAGGGATTTCGTATTTCAAGGCTGTTCCTCCACGGAGAGTATCAGTCCGATCATTTCGGTTGCTCCGGTTCCAGCGCGGCCACCTTGGCGAGTTCAGCGCGGAGGGTTTTGACCAGTGTGTAATTTGCCGATGCTTCCGCCCCGCAATGGCCGTCCTTGTCCGCGCCGCAGAGCGGACATATCGGCAAAAACTTAGGGGATCGCATGATAGGGCATTGCCCCGATTTCTTATCGTAATCGGAGAGCGCGCCTTGCAGAGCGATGATGAAGCGGTCTTCGTGGCTCATCCAATCATCTCCAAAACGCGCGACCAGGGGGTCATGTCAGCCTCCCATGAACACAATCAGCGGCCCGAAGACCAGATAGACGCAGGCGTGAGCCGCGATGCACGACACGAAGCCTCGCCGCCAAAATAGGATCGTCCAAATCAGCGCCGGGACGAAGTAGCGGACCAGTTTGTATGTGGTCGGGAACGGCTGCGCCACGAACATCCAAGACGCCCCGAATGCTATGAGAACCATCGCAGCAATCGTCAGCCAAGACGAATAATTCTCGTCGTCTTCCATATGGATGGCTAACCAACGCGAGGGAGAGGCCATCGCACCGATCACGAGACTTATCCCCGCTCCCTGCGCCGCCATAATCCCCAAGCTATGCGGATCACTCAGAACCGCCCGGCTTGCCTGGGTCATACTGGCGGGAAATATCCCATCGCACATCACGATCAGCGCGGCGGCGGTTCCTGACGCAAGGGCGGTCTCTTGGAAGCGGGTCACAGCGACACCAGACAAGCGATACCCACATACAGGGCGATCACGGCCAATCCCATGAGATAGGGCTTGAACCTGTGTAAACGGATCATTGATCCCTCCTCTCAACGGTTCCATCCATTTTCTTCCTCAGTGTCTTGTCGAACCCCCTCGACTTGAGACGGGAGGGTTTCTTGATCCCGGCCTCACGCTTCAGGAGGCGCTTGATCTTCGATCCAGTCGCAATGTCGGAGCCATACTTAGCGCGGTGGCAATTGGGGTGAGCGGGAGCGATATTGTCGTCGCCGTCCGATCCGCCATTTATCAGCGCAATCTTGTGATCTAATTCCGCCTCCTCAAACCGCACCAGTTTCCCACAAAGCCAGCAGAGTCCATTGCTTGCCGTCCATATCTTCAAGCGGCGCTTAGGCGTCATGGCCTTGCGCTTTTCCGGTGAGACCGGATCACGGGTTGAGGGGGCAATACGGCTCATTGCCCGCTGATCTCCAAAGACCGCGCCACCACCGCCTTGTTCAGCTGCTTGAACAAACCCGGTGACTCCACCTTCAGGGCGTCCTTGTGTTCCCACCATGCGGTGCGAAGGGCGTCCGCGCTCTCGTATTCACCAAGAGACAGATTGAGCGCACCAGCCCAAGCCACGAGGTCCACAACAGGCTCCGACAGGGCCTCAACGCCTTCTTCCGTCACTTCGTATCGGGGGTCTTCCCCGGTAGCGTCTGCCACCATTCCTTCGGTAGCGTCACGATCCCCAAGTCCAAGTCCGTCACCCTCAACCGGGGTGTCCGAAACAACGACTTCAACACTTTCCTCTGTCTCAACGACAACCGCTTCATCAGTGAACTCTCCGTCGATCACGTCCACGTTGGACGGGTTGAACCCTGCGGTGGATTTGGCGTTGAGGCGAGCAGCGAGACCCGACGTTTGGGGAGCGGAAGCCGTGGCCCCGCGCTCATACTCGTCTTGATCCACGAGACCGGAGAAGCCGAAGGCATAGCGCGCACACTGGATCAGGGCCTTGTGGCGAAGCATACGAGCGGGCCACTTGTTCCACACTTCCACCGGACGGCGGCACTCGGACATATACTCCGTCACCACGGTCGGGACGGAGCGGTCCTTCCGATAAATCCGGCAAGTGATCGCCGTCAGTTTCCCGTCTTCAAGGTGATCCTCGAAATCAAGGCCGTCCATGGCCGGTTGCTCGTTCAGGATACGAGACCACCCGTCCACGCTCACAACCGTCTGGATGCCGCCCCCCTTGGCCTGGAAAGCGAATATCTCGCGGGTCAGGGGGTTGAGACGATATTCCTTGGCAACAAGCAGGAACGCCGCAAATTCCTCGCGGGTGATATTGCCCCTACAAACCGTTCCCCGAAGGGTGGCCTCAAAGGCGGCGGGCTCCATTCCGTATCGCTCCGACATATCCACGAGGACAGAGCGGGGCTCACGGACGGCTACAGCCTTGGTTTCGGGTTCGTCAGTCATTTCATAGCCTCCAGCACCGCAAGGCGGTTCTCAGCGTCGGCGCGAGCCCATGCCTTGATCGAAACGTATTCAGCGTCCGTTTGGAACCCACCGGGACCGGGCCACTCGTTTGTGGACAACCCGTGGGCAAATTGACGGAGCGCCGCTCTGATCTGCTTCTCGCCCAACGCAATGTCGTCAGGCTTCAGGGTCTTCACCCGCACACAGTAGGGACGGGAGGACTCCACGAACACGAGCGAGAAGGATTCCATTTCCCGGCCCAACAGAGCGCGACAACCCATGCCGACGAGCGCCGCTTGCATATTATAGCCGAACTTGCCGATGGATGACGCGATGCCGTCGTCGGTAATGTCCGAAGTGGTCTTCAGATCGGCATAGTCCCCGCTATCGGTCGGAATAGCGTCGGGCCGGGCCTTGAGCCACACGCCCGCTTCTTCGTCCTTCCAAACCATGGAATGTTCGATCAGGCCGTTGAGGATGCCGCTGTCCACCAGGGGGTGCTTGGCAAGGCTCTTGGACATACCCCGGACGGCTTCAATGTCGTTCTTGGTGACAACGGTGCGCCCGTCGTCTTCCGCCCACTTCAGCCACGCCTTGCACTCGTTACGGTTGCCATGCCACGGCTTCCCGTCGATCTCGTCGGGACGGATCAGGAAGTGCTTGGAGAAGTCAGCTTCCCCGAGCAGCAGGTGGTGAGCAGCACGTCCCAAAGCGAATTGGGGGCTGTCGGTCTGTTCCGCACGATCAGGGTTGAGATACGACGTATCCCAATAGTGAGCGGGGGACTTGGAGAAGATCGTCCGCAAGCCGCTGGACGAGATAGACGGGGTGGCCGTCAGTTGCTCGTGGTAGCGATCAATCTCAATGCCCGTGTAAACGCCGGGCTCGCTGATCGGCTTGCCGTCCCACTTGAGAATGTTCATTGCTTTTGCCCCTCTGTTTTCATCATGGCGAGGCGAATCGTCGGACCCCATCGCAGAACACACTTTGACAGTGTGGCCGCAATGGTCTGGTCCGTCGTGCGGGGCTCCGCTTCCACGAGGAAGTGAATGATCCCGCACAGAACACCCGCCACAATGGCAGAAACCTCGTCCGCGCTTCCCTCGCTCATTTCCATGTAAAGCATCATGGACGTGTAGGTGCCCATTTCCGCTGCGGCACAGAGCGGAACTAACTCCTCTGGTATCCCCTTGTCTGTCATTACGTCCTCCGTGAGACCCAAGAGAACCACATTGGATCATATGGTGTCAACGATAAAATGGACTTCTTGACGAGGGGGCGTATTGGTGAAAATATGGTGGATAAGTGAATTTTAGGAGGATTTCTTGACCGCAGATGAAACCATTGAGGTTCTTCGGAACCACACCAAAAACGGCACGACCGTAATCGCCTGGGCCGCATCGCACGGGTTTAATCACTCATTCATTTACGACGTTCTGCATGGTCGCCGTAAGCCTTCGGAAAGGCTTTTGGCGGCTGTCGGAATCAAGAAAGTGGTGACGTATGAGTTTGTTTGAGCCCGTCTGTATCTACGTTCCCGGTGATCCGAGGGGTCAGGGAAGGCCACGGGCCACGGTGAGGGGTGGTCACGCCACCGTCTATAAGGACGACAAGACAGCTTCGTATCAGAACCTTGTGGCGCTCGCAGCGAGTGAGGCCATGGGGGATCGTCCCCCTACCGAGGGGGCCGTTCTGGTAACGCTGTTCGTCCGGTTTCGGATTCCGAAGTCCACGTCCAAGAAAGATCGGGTGCAGATGATGGCTTCTCCACCGACGATCCGACCAACGAAGAAGCCTGACCTGTCGAACATTATCAAGGCGGTGGAGGACGGCATGAACGGTATCGTCTTCAAGGACGACTGCCAGATTGTCACCCTTCACTCGACGAAACTCTACAGCGAAACGCCGGGGGTTGAGATATGGGTTTCAGATATTCCATGAGCCCCCGGCCTTGGGAAACGCGGATTGAAGGTGAATGTGCGTGGCCCATAGGCCCAAGGGGGCAGATAATGTCCTGTTGCGATCCGACAGCAGAGGGAAGCGCGTATTGTCTGAAGCACCACGGGATCATGTTCTATCCAGCGCCGCCGTTAACGGTTCGTCCTGCTGCCCAACGTGCGGCAGACCCATTATCGACAAGCAGACGTTGGCAATGGTCCTAGCGGACGTGTCGGTAAAACACGACATTCTCCCGTCTCAAATCACCGGACGATCCAGAGAGAGACACCTTGTTTTGGCGAGGGACGAGATCGTCTATCGAGCCCGTATGGAGGGCTATTCCTACGAGTCTATAGGCGTGTTCCTCAACCGGGATCACACGACGATCATAGCGGCTGAGAGGCGGCATAGGAGGCGAGTGGGGGCATGAGATACCTGTCTGTATGCAGCGGCATTGAGGCCGCCACAGTGGCTTGGCACCCGCTGGGTTGGGAAGCCGCAGCCTATTCAGAAATTGAGTCTTTTCCCCGAACCGTTCTTTCACACCATTACCCGAGGGTTCCGCTGCATGGCGATTTCACCACGATCAAAGGCGACGAATATGGGGCAATTGATGTTTTGGTCGGAGGAACACCTTGCCAATCATTCTCCGTCGCTGGTCTCCGAGGAGGAATGGCGGACGACCGT